GCGAACACCGTCAACACGCCGACGTTCAGTTTCTTCGGCGTGTCGCCGGTTCTGCAGGAACTGACGCTGCAACTGGGAAACCAGGTCGACTATCGCACGCTGATCGGATCGCAATACGTGCAGTTGACCGATCGCAAGGCGGCCGGGCAGGTGACGTTCGAGGCGAACACCATCGCCACGAAAGATTGGTTCACGGCGGGCCTAGCGAATACGCTCGGCGCGCTGGCGCTGACGCATGGCACGGTCGCCGGAAACAAAGTGGTGCTGGCGTCCAGCACCGTGGATATGATCCAGCCGACCTACGTCGACAACAACGGCGTGCAGATGGTCCAGTGCGGCTACGTGCTGACGCCGACGACCGCCGGCAACGACGAGTTCACGATCACTATCCAGTAACCGCAGCACGACAACCACGACACGCGGCGGCTCCGGCCGTCGCAATCATTTTCAGGGAGCCACCATGTTCGTCATTTCGCAGAAGCAAACCTACACCTGGCCGATCGCGGTTGAATTCCCGATCGACGGTGGCAAAACCGACCGCCAGACGTTCGACGGCGAGTTCCGGCGCATGTCGCAGAGCAGGATCAACGAGATCCGCGACCGGATTGAGAAATCGGAAATCACCGACGTGGAACTGGCGACTGAGGTCCTGGCCGGCTGGAACGGAGTGAACGACGGCAACGGCGACGCGGTGCCGTTCTCCGAGGGCGCGCGTGACCAGCTGCTGGACGTGCCGCTGGTGGCGGCAGCGATTGTCATGGCCTGGCTGCAATCGCTGACCGGAGCCAAGCGAAAAAACTGACGGACGCCGCGCGCCACTGGGCCGGTGGCGGCGTCCAGGACGACACTGCGGCCGACCTGGCGATCATGGGCGTGCCCGAGATCGCCGAGGCCGTGCAGCAGGGCAGCCCTGACCAGGAATTCGAGGTTTGGGAGGACAACTGGCCGACCGTGGCGATGTTCATGCGCCTGCAGACGCAGTGGGTCACGAACGTCGGCGGCGTGGTCGGGCTGAATTACCAGTCGGTCGAGTTCCTGTTTAGAATCGAAGGCGTCGACAACCAGCGCGAAATGCTCGCGGACCTGCAGGTGATGGAGGCCGCCGCGCTCCGAGTAATGAACGACAAGGACTGACATGGCTTTGAATCAGGACGCGGCATTTAGCATCAGTGCGAACGTGTCTGGACAATCGGCCGTAGACAGCCTGATCGCCAGCCTGAAGCAACTTGGTAATACCGGCCAGACGAGCGCCGGCCAGATCCGCAACGCGATGCGCGCGCTCCCCGCGCAGTTCACTGATATCGCGACGCAGCTGCAGGGCGGCCAGTCTCCGCTGACCGTCCTGATGCAGCAGGGCGGCCAGATCAAGGACATGTTCGGCGGAATCGGGCCTGCGGTGGCCGGTGTCGGTCGATATCTGGCGACCCTGCTGACGCCGACGACGGCGGTCGCCGCGGCATTCGCGGCACTGGGTTACGCGGCGTACAAGGGGTCGGAGCAGACCGCCGAACTAAATCGGCAGTTGCTGCTAACGGGCGGCGCTGCGGGCAAGACCGCGGGCGAGATCGAGAATATGGCGGTGCGCCTGCGCAATAGCGTCGGCGTCACTGCCGGGGCCGCGCGCGACATGGCGACTCAACTGGCGGCAACCGGCGCATTCGGTCCGGACACGATCGAAACCGCTGCCCAGGCGATGCTGAAAATCCAGAAGCTGAGCCAGCAATCCACCGCCGAAATCGTCAAGGATTTCGCAAGCATGGCGGGCGGCGTCGCGCAGTGGGCTGCCGCGCACAATCGTGCGTACAACTACCTGACGGCCGACCAGTTCCGCTACATCAAGCAACTTGAGGCGATGGGCAACACCGAGGCGGCCATGCGCGAGAACATGCGGTTGCTTGATGCCGCGTTCGCGAAGCGCGAGGAAAATCTTGGCACGCTTGAGAAAGCGTGGAAATCTCTCAAGGAAATGGCAAGTTCCGCGTGGGACGCGATGCTGAACGTCGGCCGCGAAAACCCGGAAAAGGAGCTGGAGTCGACGCGCAAGGCGGTTGCGGCGCTTGAGGAAGCGATCGCTGAGAACACCAAGCGGGGCACCGTCGACCCGGCCAGACAACGGGCCGCGCAAGACGAACTGTTCCGGCTGAAGGCGCTCCTGGGCGCGCAACAGCGCGAGATCGAGCGCGCGCAGAAAACCGCTGCCGACACAGCGAAGCAGGCCGCCAAAGAGCAGCAGAAAATCCAGGAAGAGGCCAGCGGCGTGGCATCCGGGATCCGCGCGGCGCAGAATCAGAAGGCGCTCGCTGATATCTCGGCGCAAGCGGCCGAGCAATTGCGCATGACCAAGCGGCAGATTGCCGACCTTGATTTCGAGTACGCGAACGGGCTGATGTCCGAGACCGAATACACGAACCGCAAGATTGCGCTGCGCAAGCGTGAACTGCAAGAGCAGGCCGACGCGGTCGACAAAGAGATCGCGCTGGAGCGCAAGCGAGCGCCCGAGAACAAGGTCGACGCGGCCAACAAGCCGGTCAAGGTCGCGCAGCTGCAGGCGAAAGCGGCCGAACTGCGCGGCCAGGCGGCGCTGGAGGAGGCGTCGGCCACCGGCCAGGCCGCGCGGGCCTATGCGCTGCAGACGAAGACGCTCGACGAGCAGGCGGCCGCGCAGGGCCGATCGAACCTGGAGGTGCAGATTGCGGCCGCTAGGCAAGAGGCGTTGAATCAGGGGCTGGGGCGGACGCCGGAGCTGTACGAGAAATTGGTGCAGCAACGGATTGCCGCGTTGACGGCGATGAACGATCGCAGCGAGCGCAAGGCGGTCGAGGATTTCACGACCAAGGTCGGTGATGAAATCAAGACGCTGCAGCTAGAGGGCGAGGCGTCGCGCATGTCGACGCTTGAGCATCGGATCCGCACTGAGCAATTGAAACTAGACGCCGAGGCGCAGAAGGCGTCGAAGGATATGACCGACCAGGGCAAGGCCGCAATGCTGGACGCTGCGGACGCGGCCAAGAAACTGATCGAGCAGCAGATCCGGCTGAACTATGAGCAGTCGCGCACGTTCGGGGCCGGTGCGCAGGAAGCGTTCCGGGATTACATCGACTCGGCGACGAACGCGGCGCAGCAGGCAAAGACGTTGTTTGGCAACGCGTTCAGGGGCATGGAGGACGCGCTGGTCAAATTCGTCCAGACCGGGAAGCTGGACTTCAAGAGCCTGGCCGACAGCATCATCTCCGACATGATCCGCATCGTGATCCAGCAGCGCATTACGGGGCCGCTGGCGGCCGCATTCGGCAGTTTTCTCGGCCCGTCCAATTACGCCTACGGCACGACGACTCACGCCGAAGCGCTTGCGGCGGGTACGATCCCGCTGGCGAATGGCGGCGTCGTGTCTGCCGCCGGCATGATGCCGCTGCACGCCTACGCGTCTGGCGGCATCGCCACGCGACCGCAGCTGGCGCTGTTCGGCGAGGGGCGCATGCCCGAGGCGTTCGTTCCGTTGCCCGACGGCCGGCGAATCCCGGTCGCCATGCAGGGCGGCGGCGGCCAGTCGGTCACGGTCAACGTCGTCAACAATGCCGGCAACGCGAATGCCACCGCGCAGGAGCGCCAGGACTCGCAGGGCAACCGCATCATCGACGTGATGATCGAACAGGTGAAAGCGTCGATCGCCGCTGATATCTCGCGCGGCGTCGGCACGGTCACCTCGGCGCTGGAGAAAACCTACGGCGCGAACCGCGCGGCGGGGGCATACTGATGGCGACATTCCCGGCAACCCTTCCCGCGCCCCTGCTGGGCAGCTACCAGGCGAACCCGCAGGATCAGGTCGTCCGAACGCAGATGGAAGTCGGCACGGCCCGCGCTCGCCTGCGCTCGACCGCGAAAATCGACCGCGCCACCGTGCAATGGTTGTTCACCGACGCGCAGATGGCCGCATTCCGAACCTGGTGGTATCAGGACAGCGCATCGGGAGGCGGCGCATTCGGCACGTCCTGGTTCACGATCAGCCTGCCGATCGGGGCCACGGGCCTAACGTCGGTCACGGCGCGGTTTTTGCAGCCCTATCAGGCTTCCGGCGGCGCTGGCCTGCTGTGGTCGGTGCATGGCGAGCTAGAGGTCCGCTATGCCTGATTCAACGCTGTCGCAGGCGATCAAGGAGGCATACGCGGTCGCGCCAAACAACAGCGTGGCCTATCACACGCTCGAAATCTATCACCCGTCGTTCACGACGCCGATCCGCGTGGTGCGAGACTTCGTCGACCTGTCGGCGCGGCTCGAATCTACCGCACCGCGCGACGCCAGCACCTACGTCACGTTCGTGGGCTATGCGTTCGACTTCGTGCTACCCGAGGTCTCGACGGGCGGCGTGCCGCAGCTGCAGATCACGATCGACAACGTGGCGCGAGACATCATGGCCGGCCTGGAGCAAGCGGTAACGACGTCGACGCCGATTACCGTAATCTACCGGCTTTTCATTTCCACCGACCTGACCGCACCGCAGAACAATCCGCCGATGTCGATGACGATCATCAGCATCAGCGCCGACGTGTTCAAAGTGACCGCGACGGCGACATTCGGTGACATGGTCAACAAGAAATTCCCGACGGTGCTGTACAACATCGAGACATTCCCAGGACTGGTGCCGTGACGCACTGGGCACTGCGCTACATCGGCGATCCGTGGATATCCGGCGAGCACGACTGCTGGGCGTTCGTGCGCCGGGTATGGCGCGAACAGTTCGGCCTGGACGTCGCTGCAGTCGACGTGGACGCCTGCAACCGGCTGGCGTGCATGCGGGCGTTTTCCGGTCATGACGAACGGTCAAACTGGCATAATGTGGACGAGCCACGCGAGGGCGACGCGGTGCTGTTGGCGCAGGGGCAGCATCCCTCGCACGTTGGCGTGTGGGTCGACGTGGACGGCGGCGGCGTGCTGCATTGCGCCGAGGGAATGGGCGTGATGTTCCAGACGGTATCGTCGCTGAAAACCGCCGGCTGGCACTGCAAGGAGTTTTACCGGCGATGCACGTAGTCACCGTCCACGACCCGTTCCATCCGCTGCGCGGCCGAGATGTGCGCGAGTATCGCAAGCGGCGACGCATCTCGACGATCGCGCCGAAGACCGAACGGCCATTCGTCGTGTTGGTGGACGGCGAGCCGGTGATGCGCCGGGACTGGGATCGGACGGTCGGCGGTGACCAGCTGGTCGTCGTGTACATGCTGCCGCAGGGCGGCGGGTCGAGCCCGCTGCGCATCATCGGCATGCTCGCAGTAATCGCTGCTGCATTCGTTCTCGGGCCGGTCGCCGGCGCATTCCTCAACACGACGCTCGGCCTGGGCTTGGCGACGGCAACCGCCACGGCTCTCGGCACAACGGCCATCATGTTCGGCGGGTCGATGCTGCTGAACGCAATTGTGCCGCCACCGTCGCTCGCGAATTCGGCGCTCGGCAACAGCGCGAATGTGCCGGCCGCCAGCCCGACCTACAGCCTGCAAGCGCAGGGCAACACCGCGCGTCTGGGCGCTCCGATCCCGGTGCAATACGGTCGCGTACGCGTCTACCCTGATTTCGCTGCGCAGCCCTACGTCGAATACGCGAGCAACGAGCAGTATCTGTATCAACTGCTGGTGATTGGTCACGGAGAATTCAGCATCGAGGCGGTGCAGATCAACGACAGCCCGATCACCAGTTTCTCGAACGTCACCTACGAGGTGGTCCCGCCTGGCAGCACGACGACGCTGTTTCCCTCGAACGTCACGCAGTCGTCCGAGGTATCGGGCCAGGAACTGCTGACCCAGACCGGCACGTATTCGCAGTCTGGAACGACGATCACGGTGACGTCGACAGCGCACGGGCTGTCGGTCGGAAACACGGTGTATCTGGATTTCACCAGCGGAACCGCGGCAGACGCATCGTTCACGGTCACGGCAGCGCCGACCGCCGACACGTTTACGGTTACGTCAGGAACCAGCACCAGCACCAGCGGCAATTTGCTGGTCTGCAATACGATCGGCCCGTTTGCAGCCAACGGACCCAGCACCGCAGCGAAATTTATCGGCATCGACCTGGTCGCACCGCGTGGCCTCTTCTACGCGAACGACAGCGGCGGCCTGGACACTCGCAGCGCCGTCGTGCTGATTGAGGCGCAGGAACTCAATCAGACGGGGACCGCGATCGGCAGCTGGGTCACGCTGGGCACCGAGACAGTGAGCGGGGCGACGACGACGGCAATCCGTCAGTCGTTCAAATACTCCGCGCCGAGCAGCGCGCAGACCTATCCGCGGTTCCGCGTGCGTTGCACTCGCACCGACGCCAAAGACACGAACAGCCGAGCTGGAAACGACATCAACTGGACCGGCCTGCGCGTCTACATGCCGGACACGACCAACTACGGCAGCATCACGATGCTGGCGGTGCGCGCGCAAGCGACGAACAACCTGTCGAGCATGTCGGCTCGGCAAATTAACGTCATCGCAACGCGCAAGATCAAGACCGTGACGTCGACCGGCCTATCGGCCAGCACGTCGGCCACGCGATCGGTGGCGGCGGCACTGGCGGATATCGCCACCAACACGGTCTACGGCGGCGAGATCGCCGCGGCGAACGTCGATTGGGCGGCGCTGTGGGCGCTGGAGCAGACGCTGTCGGCGCGGGGCGATTATCTCGACGTGCGGTTCGACTCGCCCACGACGCTCTGGGACGCGCTGACGCAGGCCGGCGTCGTGGCGCGCACGAAACCCTTCCTGCAGGGCGGCATGCTGCATTTCGTGCGCGACCAGGCGCAGACGGTTCCGGTGGCGCTGTTCTCGATGCGCAACATCGTCGCCAACAGTCTGTCGATCAACTACCTGACGCCGACGAACGACACCAGCGATTCGGTGCAAGTGACGTATTTCGACCGCAACACGTGGCAACAGACGACGGTCAGTTGCGTGCTGTCCGGCGGCACGTCGAACAACCCGGCGAAGATCAGCTTGCAGGGCGTCACCGAGCGCGCCCAGGCGTTCCGCGAGGGCCTGTACCAGTCGGCCGCCAACAAGTACCGCAGGAAGGTAATCAAGTTCAGCACCGAGGCCGAGGGGTTCGTCCCGGCATTCGGCGACCTGATCGCAATCCAGCACGATATCCCGGCCTGGGGCCAGGTCGGCGAGGTCACGGCGTGGGTCGCTGGCACCAAGACGCTGACGGTGAACGAAACGCTCGACTGGAGCGCTGGCGGCACGTACTACGTCGGCCTGCGCAAGCGCGACGGGTCGGTCGACGGCCCGTTCGTAGTCACGCAAGGCGCGGCCGCCAATATCCTAGTCCTGGCGGTATCGCCGTCGTTCACGCCGTACACTGGCGTGGACGAGGAACGGACGCATATCGCGTTCGGGCCGGCCGACACCTGGCGGCAGCCGGCGCGCGTCGTTTCGGTGCAGCCGCGCGGCCCGTACCTGGTCGAGATCACGGCGATCAACGAGGATCCGTCGGTGCATACCGCGGAAACCGGCCGCACCGCGCCCGCACTGGTCTACTCGCAGCTGCCGGCCACCAGCGCGCTGCCGGCGGTGACCGGACTGCGCCTGGTCGTCGACGTGTCGGGCGCGCTACCGCAATACGTGGCGTCCTGGGACGCATCGGCCGGCGCGGATCACTACGTGGCCGAACTGAGTTTCGACGGCGGCACCAGCTGGGCACCGCTGGCTACCGAGTTCGGCACCAGCCACCGATGGGCGGCGAACCACAATGCAAGCGCGACCGTCCGCGTGGCGGCCGTCAATATCGGGCGCGGGGCGTGGGCCACCGCATCGGTCAGCTACGCGTCCGCGCCGTCCACGCCGACGGGGTTCGGGGCGACGGCGAACCTCACGCAACTGAACCTGACCTGGTCACCGAATCCCGAACTGGACGTGACCGGCTACGAGGTCCGCCAGGCCGACAGCGGCTGGGGATCGTCCGGCGCGGTGTTCAGCGGATACGCCAACAGTTGCACGGTCAATGCTCCCGTCGCCGGGGCCTCGCAGACGTTCTACCTGCGGGCGTTCGATTTCCTTGGCAACTACAGCGCCACGAGCGCGACGGTGGCATTCACCGCGCCGACGATCGCGAATATCTCGGCATTCACTGCGTCGTTCTTCGACACCAGCACGACCAGCGCAACGGTGACGCTCACTTGGACGAACGTCGCGCCGCAGTTCGGCCTGCGCGGCTACCAGGTGTCGTACGGCAGCACGACTCTGTCGACCGGATCGAACACGATCACGCTGCCGGCAGACTGGCTCGGCGATCGGGCGTTCACGGTGCGCACGGTCGACCAGCTGGGCAATCTCAGCAGCGGCTACACGCAGACGGTCACGAAACTCGCCCCGAATATCCCGACGGGCGTGCGCGTGCAAGTGATCGACAACACGGTGATGCTCTACTGGCAGCAGCCGGCGACGACAACGCTGCCGATCAGTCACTACCTGCTGCGCCGTGGCGCAGTCTGGGCCACGCCGGACGTGGATTACGGGCGCAAAGACGGCCTGTTCACGACCGTCGTCGAAACCGCTGGCGGCACCTACACGTACTGGATTGCCACGGTCGATACCGACGGCTACGTGTCGACGCCGGTCAGCATTACCGCGATCGTCGCGCAGCCGCCGGATTTCACGCTCTACGGCCAGTTCAGCAGCACGTTCGCCGGCACGAAATCATCGGCGGTCCTCGATTCCGGCGCGGTGCTGATGCCGGTGAACACCACCGAGACCTGGGCGACGCACTTCAGCGCGCGCGCTTGGACGTCTCCGCAGGATCAGATCAACGCCGGATACCCGATATTCATCCAGCCGTCGGCGTCGCCGGGCTACTACGAGGAGACATTCGATTTCGGGACCGTGCTGGCGTCGTCGCGCGTCTCGGCGGCATACACGACGACGACGGTGTCCGGAAGCCCGTCCGTTTCGATCACGTTGAGCACGTCGGCCAACGGCACCACCTGGCTGGACAACACCGGCCAGAATCAGGTGTTCGCGGTGAATTTCCGGTACGTGAAAATCCGGATCACGGCGACCGATGCGGCCGGCACTGGGCTGGTCTGGCTGAATTCGCTGGCCGTCACGCTCGACGCGAAACTGAAGACGGATGCAAATTCGACTGTCTGCAATTCGACCGACACCAGCGGCACCGTCGCCAACTTTACGACGTCATTCGTTGACGTTGCGAGTATTACCGTGACGCCGCAGTCAACGACGCCGGTCACCGCCGTTTACGACTTCCTCGATTCTGTTATCACTGGCACTTACAGCGTGACCAGCAACGTCTGCACGGTCAACGCGACGGCGCATAGCCTGGTGGTCGGCCAGAACGTGCGCTTGTCGTTCACGACCGGCACCGCGCCGTCCGGCGTCTACGCGGTCGCCAGCGTCGTGAGTGCGAACCAATACACGGTGGCGCTCACCACCGCGAACACCAGCGGCAACGTGTCCACGTACCCGGAGGGCATGCGGATATACTTGTTCAACGCGGCCGGAACGCGGGTTAGCGGCACCGCGTCGTGGTCTATTCGGGGCACCTGAAATGGCAAACTTTGCGGCACCAGCGACCACCGACACGTACACGAACGTCCTGACGTTCCTGAAGGCCACAACCTCGGACCTGGCGCTCGGACTGGATCCGGCGACGACCACGCCGACGAACGTGCCGACGAACGCGGTACGCTGGTCGAGCGCCGCGAACAAGTGGCAGAAATACAACGGCACCACTTGGTCCGACCTGGCGGCAACGTACGCAATCAACATCAGCGGCAACGCCGCTACCGCCACGACGGCCACCAGCGCGACGAGCGCCACCAGCGCGACGACGGCGACGAACTTGTCGGCCGGAAGCGCGGGCGCTGTCCCGTACCAGTCCGCGACTGCGACGACAGGATATTCCGGCGTCGGCACGGCCGGCCAGGCGCTGCTGTCCGGCGGCACCGGCGTGCCGACTTGGGGCACGCTGGGCATCGGTGCGGGCGGAACCGGCGCAACGTCGGCGATCAATGCGCTGATCGCGCTCGGCTCAGTCACCGCGGCGACCGGCTCGGCGAAACTCCCGGCCGGCACGACGGCGCAGCGCGATAGCACGCCGGCCAGCGGGTATATCCGATTCAACTCCGACACGGTGCAATTCGAGGGCTACACCGGCAGCGCGTGGGCGTCAGTCGGCGGCGGCGCGAAAGGGGCGGGCACCGACCAGGTGTTCTTTGAAAACGACATCACGGTCACGAGCAATTACACGATCACCAGCAACAAAAACGCGGTCAGCGCCGGGCCGATCACGATCAATACCGGCGTGACGGTGACGGTGCCGACGGGCAGCACCTGGACGGTCGTCTGAGGGGAAATCATGGCAGGCACAGTTAAAGTCGACACCGTCCAATCGAGCGCATCGGCGACGCCACCGGTATTCAAAGACAGCGCGGGCACCGAGATGGGCCAGCTTTGCCGCGCGTGGGTGAATTTCTACGGCGTCACGGCGGTGACGGTGCGGGCATCGTTCAACGTGTCCAGCGTCGTGCGCAACGCAACCGGCGATTACACCGTCAATTTCACGAACGCGTTCCCCGACGCGAACTACGCGGTGACCACGATGCTTGACAAGAACACCGCAGCAGGCGGCAGCACGCCATTGACGCTGGCGATCTACAGCAACGCGGCCGCACCGACGGCGTCGGCGTGCCGTGTCTGCGGCATGAACGCGGGCGCATCTAGCCTGGCGGACACCGGGTATTCGATGCTCGCGTTTTTCCGCTGAGGAGCAGACATGGCAGGCACTCTCACAATCGGCACGCTGTCAGACGGCACGAACAGCACCAGCGCGACGAACGCAATTCAGGGATCGGCGAAAGCGTGGGTCAATTTCGCCGGATCAACGGGAACCATTCGCGCGTCGTACAACGTGTCGAGCGTCACGCGGAACGCAACCGGCGACTACACCGTGAATTTCACCAGCGCGCTGGCGGACGCGAATTACGCGGTTGCCGCATCGACGTCCTGGCAATCCGGCACTGCCCTGAACGCGCTGGCGATGGACAACACCACGTCGCGAACCACCACCGCTATCCGGCTGTCAGCGACGTGCTACACCACGGGTCCAACTGCGCAAGACCCGACCAACGTCAGTCTGTCCGTTTTCCGATAGGAGCAGCAATGCGCAACGTAATAATTTTCACGAACGATCGCGGCGGCGTGTCCGTCTGTATCCCGACCGGCGAACTTCCGATCGAGCAGGTGCAGGCGCGCGATATCCCGCAGGGCCTGGATAGCTATATCGTGCGGGACGACCAGCTGCCCCACGCGGACGGCGATTTCTTCGACGCGTGGGAGCAGAGCAGGGGCGTCGTGATCGTCAATCTGCTGAAGGCCCGCGAGATCACGAAAGCTCGCCTGCGGGTCGAGCGCGCGCCACTGCTGGCCGCCCAGGACGTGGCGTTTCAACGGGCGCTGGAGACTGGCGCGGACACCACCGCAATCGTCGCCGAGAAACAGCGCCTGCGCGATATCACTGCGCACGCCGACGCCTGCACGTCGACGGCGGAACTGCGCGCGCTCCGGGTAGCGTAAATGCCGGCGACCATCAGCGGCACCACGGGCGGGCTGGGCCTGATCGGATCCGGCACCGCGCAGAATTCGACGAGCGGAACGGCGCTTGATTTCACCGGGATCCCGGCCGCAGCGAAACGCATCACCGTCTTGTTCAACGGCGTGTCCACCAGCGGTACCAGCCCGGTAATCGTGCAGGCCGGCACCAGCGGCGGCATGGTCACCAGCGGGTACGTCGGCAGCAGCACGAACCAGAACGCTGGCGGCGTCGCGTACGGAGCGACGACTGCTGGACTGGGTGTCGACACGCCTGGCGCAGGATCGCTGGTCGGCACTGTGACGCGGGTCGGCATTCTGCAACTCATGAACGTCACCGGGAATGCTTGGGTGGCGACGTCGATCCTCGCCTACTCGAACACCGCGGGCGTCGAGTATTCGGCGAGCGCCATCACGCTATCTGGAACGCTCGACCGACTGCGCGTTACCACCGTCAACGGCACCGACACTTTTGACGCCGGCAACGTCAACATTCTCTATGAGTGACGGTCCCATGCCTGAGATCGACCCGGTCAAATTTGGATTGCTGATCGGCCAGGTGCAGACTCTGGAGAACCAAGTGTCTGACCTGCAAAAGGACGTCAAGGAACTGCTCGAGTTGGCAAACAAGTCGAAGGGCGGATTCTGGATGGGCATGACGATCGCCAGCGGCGTCGGCGGCGTCATCTCATGGGTAATCGGGCATATCAAGGTGGGCTGACATGGGACTTGATATTACTGGCGTCGGCGCGGTCGCCGACCTGGCCGGGACGGTCATCAACAAAATCTGGCCGGACAAATCCGAGCAGGAGAAGCAGCAATTGGCCGCGGCCGTCATGGTTGTGCAGGGCCAGCTGGACATCAACAAGACCGAAGCGGCGAACCCGTCTGTTTTTGTGGCCGGCTGGCGGCCGGCGATCGGGTGGATATGCGGCGCGGCCTGCGCTTGGAACTGGATCGGATTGCCGATGGCGAAGGCAGCGATGGCGATCGTCGGCCACCCGATCACGATCGCGCCGGCCGACATCACGGAAATGTTGCCGATTCTGATGGGCATGCTCGGCCTGGGCGGGCTACGAACGGTCGAGAAAATCAACGGCGTGGCGAGGTAGGCATGCGCGAGAATTTCGACCGGGCGTTCCGCGAGGTACTGCGCTCCGAGGGCGGATACGTCAACGACAACGACGACCGCGGCGGCGAAACGAACCTTGGCGTCACCCGCGCGTCCTGGAGCGCATATCTCAAGCGCGACATCAACGACGGCGAGATGCGCGGCCTGACGGTCGACATGGTCCGGCCGTTCTACCGGCAGCGGTACTGGGACGCGGTGCGAGCCGACGAGCTGCCGGCGGGTTTGGACTACGCGGTCTTCGACTTCGCGGTGAACGCCGGCCCGGTCCGCGCGATACGCTACCTGCAGCGCGCCGTGGGCGTCGCTGAGGACGGGGTGATCGGTCCAGCGACGTTGACCGCCGCAGCGACGGCGAACCCGACGCAGGTGCTGGAACGGTTCTCCGATGCGAAGGAGGGCTTCTATCGCGGCCTGGCAACGCGCGTTCCGAGCCAGGCGAAATTCTTGCGCGGCTGGCTCTCGCGCGTGCAGCTGGTGGAGGCGACCGCGGCTACGATGGTCGCGTGACGTTGGCCGTAAACCAACAATTCCAGGCCGCCATCGCCTCGCGCATCCTGGGCGTGTAGTCGGTCCGATCGTAGTGCTTCGACCCGGTGTCACTCTGCGCGTGCTGCTGGATCAGGTCGCGGGTGAACCGATCGACGCCAGCCTCGCCGGCCCGAGATTTCCACGTCCGGCGCATATCGCGCGGCTGGCAGTGCGCGAGGCCCGTAGAGGCGCACCAGCGGGCCAATGCGTGCCCGATGGACGTGTCTGCCAGCCGGTCTGATTTCGCGCCTGCACGGGCCGGGAAAAGCGGTCCTGCGCCGTGCCTGGCGATCAGGCCGCGCACCACCGGCACGGCGGACGCCGGCAGGGGCAGGGAATGGGGCTTCCCGTTCTTCGTCTTTGCGCCGGGCATATTCCAGGTGCCGGCCGCCAGGTCGAAATCAGCACCGTCGGCGCGCAGGGTTTCGCGGACGCGCTGGCCGCACAGCAGCAGCAGGCGGACAGCGTCCGCGGTGTCGGCGTACCAGCCGCGGCCGTCCAGGCTCGACCAGAGCAGGCGCAGTTCCTCGACGGACAGGTGCCGATCGCGCGCCACGCTGGCGGCGGCGTCTTTCTCGACGGCAGCGGCCGGGTTCATGCGCAACCCCCAATCGCATCCGCCTTCGGCGGTGTAGGAATTCGCCGAGCGCAACCCGTGGTTGAACGCGGCCTGCATCGCCGTGCGCGCAATATCGGCCTGTCGGCGGTGCCCGGCGTCGAACCAGGGCCGGATGCAGGCCACGACGTCGCCGGGCGTCACGTCGGCCGCCAGGCGGTCCCTGCCGAGCCGGTCGGCGCAGTTCGGAGCGCTGGACAGCAGGACGCCGTCGAATCGGTCCCAGGTCCGTTTCCCTTCCGCCCGGATTTTGTCGACGTAGGACCGGAACAGGGCCTCAACGGTCGCCGCGCCGTGCCTGGCGGCGGTCGTCTTCGGGTTCTTCCCGGCGAGCAGCGGCAGCCGGACGCGCTCGCCGAACGCCGCGCGGGCGTCACGCAAGGGCATTTCGGGATACCGGCCCAGCGACATCTTCTGGCGGCGGCCGGCCAGCTGCCAGCGCGCCATCCAGGTCGCCGACCTGCCGGGCCGGACCACCAGCATCAGCGAGCCGACACCGCGTTCGCCGGTGCCGTCGTACAGGATCGTCTCGCCCGTCGTGCATTCGTTGATCGCGCGTTCAATTTGTGCCGGTTTCATTCGATCCCCTCGGGTGCCAGTGTGGGTGCCACAGGACCGAGCAATCGCCAGCCCTGCAACGCCAGCACCTTACAGCCGGAATTCACGGAAGATCAACAGAAAACAGGGAATTGCGCGGTATGCACGGGGCGTGTCGTGATGCGCCGGGAACAGGCTCGCACCGCCTTCTAAGCGGTAGGTCGAAGGTTCAAGTCCTTCCGGGGTCGCCAGCAATTCCAACGGGTTATCGACAGTTACGCCGGTCCAGATAATCGGGCAGGGTGCCACGTAGGGGGCCACTGCAGCCGGATCACGGCCAATCACGCGGCATCGAAAAAAGGCCGGCCAGGTCATCCCCAGCCGGCCCGCGCATCACGCGGCGTCGGTTTTCGTCCGAGCCTTTTCCCACGCAATCACCGCGTCCACGGGATACAGCACCCGTCCGCCGATTTTCGTGAACCGCGGCCCGTTGCCGGTGCTGCGCCAGTTCGCGAGCGTCCGAATCGTGATGCTTCCCTTGTAGCGGGCAGCCAGTTCCTGGGGCGTCAAATACTCTTGGATCATTATGTTCCTCATACCCAGTTCTCCGTGGTGGTCTGTCCCGTCTGCTTGATCGCGTCGTTCAGCGCGCCAATCGCGGCCGGTTGCTCGGGTTCCGATTTTGCCCGCGCTTCGTCGTATGCCTTAGCACTGGCTTTCAGATTTTGTAGGAATTGTTGTCCCAATTGTTTACGCACGGTTACAGGAGTTTTCGTCCACGCAACCTCAAGCGCAGCCATTCCCTTTTCGGTGACGTTGAGCAACAACCCGCGGTGGTGTTCGGCTTTCGGATTGATTGCCTTCGACGCCCCGTCCACCCATTCACGCAACTGGCTGCCCTGCTCGACGCCGATATACCCGTCGGTCGATCCGAGGACCGGCTGCAGTTCGGCGGGGCATTTCAAGACGTCGCGACGGCGGCCCTGGTCGTGCATCAGCAGCGAGACCGTTGCCTCGAAACTGAAGTTCTTTTCCTGGATTGGCTGGATGCCCAGCGGGCGCGGGTTCTTCGGGTCCGAGAAGTCGACCTTTTCCCTGGCGCGCGTGCAGGCGATTATGTGCGCGGGCGACTGCAGCATGTAAGTAATGAACCGCTTATGCTCGGCTTTTGCGCGCTTCCAGTCGGGGAACCGTGTTTGATTGGCGATCCATTCGCATCCGCCTTCCGATTCCCATTCGTGCGTGACGCTGTCGATCACGATCACCTCGGCCCCGGCTTTGCACGCGGCTTCGATCGCTTCGATGTAGCGGCTCGGCGAGAACGGCGCATAGAAGTCGATGATCCCGAACTGCGCGCGGCCGGGCAGCGCGTCGGCGTACAGACTGCCGCGCCTGTTCTCGGTGTCGATCAGCACGATCTTCGATGCGTCTTCGTTCGCCAGCCCGTAGGCCAGCTGCAGCGCGGTGTAGGTCTTGCCGGAACCGCTGACACCGGACAACTGGATCAGCAGGCGCGCGCCCTGCCTTTCCGCTTTACGTACGACGAAACTCATCATCACTCCCTTACGCGGCGCGTCGCGCCTGGTT